TAAAGCATGTATTCTAGTTCCTTCTTCCGAAGCTTTGATACCTACCTTCTTAGAATCTTCCATACATCTATAAGTATAAGCTTTGTCTGATTCAGAATCTTTCTTTTCTAAAGTTAATACTGAATTTATAAGCTGGTTCATCTTCCAGTTTTCTAAAGCAGGCTTTGCTATCATGCCCATTATAGTAGTAACAGAAGGAACTAACCCTAAATTTTTAGCATCTCTTAAAGTAGTGTTTCTTTCTTTACCATTAGCACCAATAATAGTATACATCGGCTCTCCATCCTGAGCATACCAATGTCCTGACTCGGACTTAAACTTATTATAGTTATCTGATT